AAGACCGTCCACATGGCCGCTGCCCAAGACCCGAAGATTCAGCAACTCGTCGGCCAGTCACCATTTGCCGGTGCCATCATGAACGCCATGTCGGCACACATCACCGAGCATGTGGCCATGCAGTACCGCAAGGAGGTCGAGAAGCAACTCGGCGTCCCGCTGCCGCCCGAAGACGAGCAACTGCCCGATGATGTCGAGGCCGATCTGTCGCGCATCGTCGCTCAGGCGGCACAGAAACTCCTCGGCAAGAACCAGCAAGAGGCTGCACAGCAGCAGGCGCAGCAGCAGATGCAGAACCCGCTGACACAGATGCAGATGAAGGAACTGGAGCTTCGCGAACGCGAGGTCGCCATGAAGGAGGCCGAGTCGCAGCACCAGATGCAACTCGACAAGGCCAAGATGGAACTCGATCTCGCCAACAAGACCGCCAACATCGAGATACAGCGCGAGCGCATCCAGTCCGAAGAGGAGCGCGAACGGGCTCGCATCGGCGCGAAGATGGCCGTGGACTACGTCGATATGGCCAGCAAGGAGCGTCTCGAGGGCGCCAAGATCGGGGTTGAGATCGCCAAGGAAGCGGTGAAGCAACTGGGAGCAACCGGTGAGTGACACGGTAATGAGCCTGCTCATCCGCAGGCTCGAGGAGAGGAAAAGTTCTATAGAACAATTCTTGGCTCAGGGTGGGGCCAAGAGCTACGAGGAGTACATGAGCATCACTGGCCGGTATCAGGCCATGAGCGAGATCGTCGAAGACGCGAAGGAGATCGAGAAGAGATTTCTTGAAGACTGAGGCACGATGATCTAGCGTGCCGCGCAGTCGCGAATGTTCGCGCAAGGGCAACTGTGACGCCCAAAGTCACTGCATGAGGTGTAGATGTATACTGCCAAAAAGATTGATGACGAGCACCTGAAGGCAAAACTGCCAGAACCCACTGGGTACAAGCTCCTCATCGCAATCCCCGAAGTTCAAGAGAAGACCGATGGCGGCGTCTTCATGCCTGAGGCCCTGAAGAAGGCCGAGGAAACGGCCTCAATTATGGGGTTTGTCATCAAGTTAGGACCGGACGCCTACACTGACCCAAGCAAGTTCCCACATGGTCCTTGGTGCAAGGAAGGTGACTTCGTCATCTTCCGTTCCTACTCGGGCACTAGGTTCAAGGTTCTTGGTAGGGAGTTCCGACTGATCCATGATGACACGGTCGAAGCCGTTGTCGAAGACCCGAGGGGGTATAGCAGAGCATGAGTGGGGGAGCGGAAGACAAGTTTGAGGTCGAGATCGAGGATGACACCCCGGAGCAGGATCGGGGCAAGCCACGTCGCCCTGAGGGTGCCGAGCCTGAAATCCCTGACGACTCCGAACTCGAGAGCTACAGCGAGAATGTGCAGAAGCGCATCAAGAAGCTGAAGTTCGAGTTCCATGAAGAGCGCCGCCGCAAGGAAGAGGCGGAGCGTGTCAAGGAAGAAGCCATCCGCTACGCGGAGACACAGAAGCGTGCTCTCGAGGCCATGCAGGCCAAGTACGCAGAGGGTGAGACCCTCTTCGTCGGGCAGGCCAAGGCTCGTGTTGACGTCGAGCTTGACCGAGCCCGTGCCGCCTACAAGACGGCGTATGAGTCAGGCGATGCGGACGCACTTGTCACTGCGCAGGAGAAACTGACGGAGCTCAAGGCGGAGAAGATGCGCCTTGACTCCTTCCGCCCAGCCCCGCCGCAGAAGCCGCAGCCCGTCCAGCGTGACGTTCCGACACCTCCAACACCCGATGCTCGGACCATGGAGTGGATAGCCAAGAACCCTTGGTTTGGACCTGACAAGCACAATGACGAGGAAATGACCGCAGTGGCCATGGTTGTCCACAACCGAGTCATAAAGAGCGGCATTGCTCTTGGGAGCGAAGAGTATTATAGTCAAATAGACGCAGCCATGAGGCGGCGTTTCCCTGATAAGTTTGCCGACGAAGACATCGAGGTGAAGGCACCTTCTCGGCAAGCAGGCTCCGTGGTGGCCCCTGCGTCTCGCAGTGCTCCAACATCACGCGACAAAGTGCGTATCACCGCCTCCGCCGCCGCTCTCGCCAAGCGGCTTGGGTTGACCCCGGAACAGTACGCGGCGCAAGTTCTCAAGGAGAGAAGCAATGGTTAACAGAACGCCACGGGAAAACATGACCCGCGAAGCTACGCAGCGCAAGCGCTCGTGGCAGCGTTCGGCCATGATCCCGGCCCCCGAACCCAGAGATGGACTTCGCTTCCGCTGGATTCGCACCTCAGCCATGGGCCAGTCGGACAACGCGAATGTGTCTCGGCGCTTTCGCGAAGGCTACACACCAGTGAAGGCTTCTGAGTTCCCTGAGCTCCAGATTCTTTCCGACGTGGATTCCCGGTTCAAGGAGAACATCGAGGTCGGCGGACTGCTGCTGTGCAGCATCCCCGAAGAGTTTGCGCAGGATCGCATCCAAGGCCAACTTGAGGAAGCTCAAGCACAAATTCAGGCCGTGGATAACAGCTACATGCGCGAAAACGACCCTCGGATGCCGCTCCTGAAGCCTGAGCGTTCCACTCGCACTAGCTTTGGCAGGGGCTGAGGCCCCTAAACCCCAACCGCTCTAGGAGAGAGACATGGCCACGAACGCCACTCCCTACGGCCTCAAGCCGATCAACCTGATCGGCGGGCAGGCTTTCAATGGCGGGGTCATCCGTGAATACAAGGTCGCCGCGAACAACTCGGCTGCGATCTTCAATGGTGATCTCGTTGCCCTTTCGTCCGCCGGTCAGCCCTCGGCTGTCGGCACAACCCCTGTTGCCATCAAGATTCCCGCCACTTCGGCAGATGCCACCGCTGGCATCGTGGGGGTCTGCGTCGGCGCTCGCTATGTGAATAGCTCGGGCCAGCCCACCTACAACAACTTCCTCCCGGCCAACACCATCACCGGCGGCGGCTCGGATGTGTATGTGTATGTGATGGATGACCCCGATGCCCTGTTCCAGATCAAGGGCAGCGCACCTCTTGGCACCTTCAACTCGGGCACTGCGGGCTCGGGCTGGCCGGGTGCTGTCGGCAAGAACGCTCAGCTTGGTTTCGGCACTGCTGGCCTTACCACGACCGGTGTGTCGGGTATGAACATGCTTGTCGGCACCAACGGCGCGGGTCTTGTTGCCACTGCGACCTTCGCTGTGCGTATTGTCGACGTGGTTCGCGGTACCGAGGGCGACGACTACCCCGAGTTCATCGTCAAGCTGAACGTGGGCGTCCACTCGTACTACAACTCTCTCGGCGTCTAAGGAGGGCTGAAACATGGCTATCTCTCGCGCACAAGCCCTCAAAGAACTCCTTCCCGGTCTGAACGCGCTGTTCGGTCTCGAGTACGCCAAGTACGAGGACGAGCACACGGAAATCTACGAGACCGAGACCTCGGAGCGTTCGTTTGAGGAAGAAGTGAAACTTTCTGGCTTCGGAGCGGCCCCCGTGAAAGCGGAAGGCGCTGCGATCCAGTATGACAACGCACAGGAGTCGTTCACCGCTCGTTACAACCACGAGACGGTGGCGATGGGCTTCTCCATCACCGAAGAGGCGATGGAAGACAACCTGTACGACTCGCTCTCGGCTCGTTACACGAAGGCCCTTGCCCGTGGCATGGCCTACACGAAGCAGGTCAAGGCAGCCTCGCTGCTCAACACCGGCTTCGACGTGTTCCAGTCGGGAGATGGCGTCTACCTGTTCAGCGCCAGCCACCCGACGGTTTCTGGAATCACCAACTCCAACAAGCCCTCGGCCAACGCTGACCTGAACGAGACGTCGCTTGAGCAGGCCGTCATCGACATCGCCGCGTTCCGCGACGAGCGTGGCCTGCTGATTGCCGCACGTCCGCGAAAGCTGATCGTTCCCCCGGCGCTCATGTTCGTTGCGACCCGTCTTCTCGAAACGGAACTCCGCACCGGCACCGCCGACAACGACATCAACGCGATCAAGTCCAACGGGTCGATCCCCGAGGGCTACCGTGTCAACCACTACCTGACGGACAACGATGCGTGGTTCATCACCACGGACGTCCCGAACGGCATGAAGCACTTCGTCCGCGTCGCGATGCAGACCGGCATGGACGGGGACTTCGACACGGGCAACGTGCGCTACAAGGCTCGCGAGCGCTACTCGTTCGGCGTGTCGGACCCGCTCGGAATCTATGGTTCCCCCGGCGTCTGATTGCTGGTATACAGGGTCACTACCTCCCTGTTTGGTAAACTGGGCCCCTGCGTAGCGGGGGCCCTTTCTTTTGTGGGCAGACTGGTGTAGTCTGTTCATGGGCAACATCAGCCATGCAGACAGGTGCCCGCCTGACGTTGCACAGACTGCGTGGCGAAACCTTGTGCAAGGGGTACTCCAATGGGAAATACGACCTTCAACGGTCCGGTCCGTTCCGAGAACGGGTTTCAGACCATCTCCGTCAACCAGACCACCGGGACCGTGACCGTTACTGGTCGCAGTGGTTCTGGCATGGCATCGCCCGCTGCGACTGGCGCTGGTATTGAGGGCACCGCAGTTGTGTACGAGACCTCGGTCTCCGAAAACAACGGCATCGTGACCACGAGCATCATGATCGACCTGACAGGCCTGAACTCTGGCGGCACGGCTGGCGACATCATCGGCAAGAACGGCTCTGGCGTGGCTTACATCGGTCGCATCACCACTGCCGACAACGGCACGGTGTTCGGTGTGAAGATGACCTGCTACGAGGTTCCGGCTGGTGGCGATGACGACATCGACCTCTATTCTGCGACCGAAGGCACGGGTGTTGAGGATGTGGCGATCTCGACGCTGACCGAGACCCAGATCATCAACTCTGGGACTCTGGCGCTCGGCACCACGGTGTTCGGGACGGATATCGCCGCGAACCAGTACCTCTATCTGGTTGGTCAGGGCACCTCGAACGCCACCTACACCGCTGGTCGTCTGCTGATCGAAATCTACGGCAGCAAGTGATAGGTAAACAGCATGTCGGAATACGACGTAAACTCTAAGCGCGTGACCGGTACTGGGGCTCTCAGTATCGGTCGCGCGAGGGTCAGACAGGTCGTCACCACACTAAGTGGTGCGGGGCGTATTACGCTCACAAGCGGCAACGGTGGTCCCGTCATGATTGACTTGGACTTCCAAGCGGCTGGAACGTACGACATCTTCATCCCCGGTACCGGTGTGCTGTTCGCAAACGACCCTCACATTTCGACTGCGACCAACGTCACAGCGGCAACGATCTTCTGGTCGTGAGGAACTCAGATGGCTCGGGAGCTTGCATCCATCTCTCGGTTCGGGCTCACCGAGCCATTTGAACTTCAGGTTTCGCGCAACCAGATCACCGGTCACAAGCGTCTCCTGAAGTTCGGCTTCAACCCTCTCATCAACGAGGTTGAGGAGACCGTCTGGGAAGCCGGTGGTCTCTACACCTACCCGACATCTGCGCTGATCCTGACCGGCACAAGCTCTGCTGGTGCGACCGATGCTGGCGTCGTCATCACGATCCAAGGCCTCGACGCCAACTACAACGAGATCAGCGAAGTTGTCACCCTGAACGCATCAGGCATCGCCGTCACGACGCAGGCATTTCTGCGGGCGAACCGGGCGTTTGTGTCTGGGTCTCAGGGCCTCACCGGCGCAGTGTCATTTCAAAACGCAGGCACAACCTACTGCTACCTGAACGGTGACAACCAGACCCTGATGTCCCTGTGGACGGTGCCAGCCGGGCACACGGCGTATATCCTCCAGACCGACGTTACGGTCATGACGGAGGCGAACAACAAGTTCGGGACCGTGCGGCTCATCACCCGTGCCCCGGGGAAGGTGTTCAGGACGCAGGACTTGTTCGCGGCTCAGAACACCAGCATCGTCCGCGAGTTCGCTCTTCCACTGCCCGTGGCTGAGAAGACCGACATCGAGTTCCGCGCCATTGGAAGTAGTTCAAACGCACTTCTCCATGTCTCCGCAACCTTCGAGTTGATCTACATAAGGGACACCTGATCATGAAGGATTCCAGACTGGAGCGTGCTGGCGTTGCTGGGTTCAACAAGCCTAAACGCACACCCAACCACCCGAAGAAGTCACATATTGTCGTCGCCAAGGAAGGCGAGAAGATCAAGACAATCAGGTTCGGAGAGCAGGGCGCTGAGACCGCTGGCAAGCCGAAGTCTGGAGAGTCTGACCGTATGCGTAAAAAGCGTGCCTCGTTTAAATCTCGGCACGCCAAAAATATCGCGAAGGGCAAGATGAGCGCAGCCTACTGGGCAGACAAAGTGAAATGGTGAGGGCATCATGCCGCTGACGAAGAAGGGCGAGAAGATCAAGAAGGCCATGCAGAAGCAGTATGGCAAGGAACGCGGAGAGCGTGTGTTCTACGCCTCCGAGAACAAGGGCACTATCAAGGGCGTCGCCAAGAAAGGACCGAAGAAATGATGAGCCGTGGGAACATGGGCAAGCAGATCGCGACTGCCCCCTCCAGCAAGAAGATGGCTGCCGGTGGTAAACTGAAGATGGTCGAGAAGGACGGGAAGAAGGTTCCCGCGTTTGCCGCTGACGGTGTCGGCAAGATGGCCAAGGGTGGCAAAGCCTTCAAGGCCTGCCAGATGTGCAAGTCGCCAGCCAAGTGCAAGGCGGCTGGCATGTGCATGATGAAGTCGAAGTAGGAGATCGAACATGGCAATCCCCGTCCTCCCTCTCGTTGCTGGCGGCATCGGCGCGTTGGCCCTCCGCAACCTGATGAAGCGGAAGCGCAAGACCGCACAAGAGCGCGGCATGGAAGTCGGTGACGTCACCGGCGATACCGAGGCCATGCGCTACGGCGGCAAGGTCAAGAAGATGGCCATGGGTGGAGGCGTTA